GGCATCGATCCGGCGAAGGTGAAGGCCCCGAGGGGGACGACCGCCGACCCGGTGGCGCTCAAGGCGTACCAGGACGCGCGGCGTCTGCTGGATGCGAGGGCCGCATGCGAGAGGAGGGCGTCATGAGCTTGGACGACGAGAGGAACGAGAACATGGGCAGACCGAAGGGGTTCGCGAGCATCTACGACGACGGGCCGCGTAGTGCCCGCTGCGAGACGTGCGGGTTCTGCGCCGTGAACGAGGCGGTCATGACGGCGTCTGGCGAGGGCCGCAAACGGTACACGTGCATGCGCTGCCCAGACTTCGTGCACACCACGCAGGGGCTCGCGAGGTGCAACTACTGGGAGGCGCGCCATGAGGGCTGAGTCGCGGGACCGGCGCGGCGGCTACGTGCTCGAGTGCAGGCAGTGCGGCAGGCGGTTTCGCGCGGCAAACAGGAACCAGAGGTACTGCTGTGGCTGGTGCGAGAACGTGGCGCACAGGAACGAGAGTAAGCGGCCCGTGGACGTGTACCTCGGAACGAGGAGCGAGTCGGGCCGAGAGGTCAACGCCATGCGCGCGGCGCTGGCACAGGGGAGGCGCATCTGATGCGGGACGGTTACAGGCTCGCGTTCGGCACGTTCGACGAGCCGGATGCGCCCAAGGCGCAGGCGCTCAAGCCGCTCGAGGAGGCGGCCGAGGTGTTCGGCGCGTGGCAGCTCAACAGCGACACCTACGTGCTCAACGAGTGCATGGACGTGGTCCAGGCGGTCGTCAACCTGCTCGCCGCCCTGGGGTTCACGCAGGAGGACGTGGACGCGGCAATCGAGCGCTGCAACGAGAGGAACCGAGAGAGGGGACGTTTGTGATGGAGACTTTGGAGCAGATCAAGGCCGACGCGGTTGAGGTGTTCCATTTCGACCGCGAGTGCAGGCCGCAGGACAGGGCGCACGCCTACCTGGGGAAGTACCGCGTCAGGCGCGGCTACAACGACACGGCGATGCAGGTCGCGGTGACCGACATGATCGAGCGCGCCTACGAGGCGGGGAGGGCGGAGGTCGCCGACGCGAACCTCGTGCAGAACCTGCGCCGCCAGCTGACGAGCATCGAGGCGACCGTCGGGGATGCCATCGACCTGCTCGACGAGAGCACGGGGGCGGTGGAGTGCGATGAGTGACTCGAGGGTCGGAGGCTACCCGATGGGGGTGACCGACGCCGCCATCGAGCGCCACTTCGGCGGGGCCTGCGAGCCTAGGATGTGCGGGAACTGCAGGCATTTCTGCAGCAGCGACATCCACGTCGACTACGGATACTGCCACCTCGAGTTCGAGCGCGCCTACGACGCAGAGGCGCCTGACCGCAAGGAAGGGTTCTGGCGCCTGGCGAAGTGGGCCGTGGCGTGGCTCATGGAGAACCTGCTGTACTGCGAGGACGAGTGCGGCGAGTGCCGCGACTACGAGGAGTTTGGGCTATGAGTATCGAATTGCCGAGAGATGCCGAGGGACGCGAGATTCCGCTGGACACTGAGGTTCTGTACGACCTATGCGAAACAAAGGTGAGCGTGAAGGAGTTTCTCTTCAGAACGTTGGTAGAGAGCCAGAAAACCGAATGGACGATTAAAGCCCAGTACGAAGGCAACATGTACTACAACAGCTTCAAGCCGAAGGACATGCACATCACACAGCCAGATAGCTGGAAAAAGCTGCTTGAGGACTTGAGCGAGGCAGGTGACGCGCGGTATTACGAGGCTTGTGCCTACTTCCACAGAGACAAAGACGAAGATGGCTGTACATCGTGCCCCGGCGGCGAGGACGGCTGCGCTCGAATTGCCATGCGCGACATCGCCGACCGCATCCGCAAGCTGAGGGGTGAGGACTGATGTTGACTAGCAACCTTGTGCCGTGCTTCGTCCAGACGTTCAAGACGGACTCGAAGACCGGCTACGAGAAGGCGCTGCTCGTCGGCGTTTTCGACAAGACGACCACCGACCTCGACTGCTGCATATCCTCGAGCAGCAGGGATACGGGTAAAACCCGTCAGCCGGTTGCCGTGGTCATGCAAGAGGATGGCCGGCTGCGTGAGGTGAACGTATCGAATGTCATCATCGACGACTCGTATGAAGTGTTCGACATGTACTCGTGGACGTTCAACGAGAACGACATAACCGAGCAGCTCGGGTTCCAGCGCAAGGGGGACGAATGAGTGAGCTAGAGCTACTTGAAGGGCTGAAGCCGCGCCCGTTCTGCGGCAGGCACAGCACCATCATCAGGAGCGAGCAGGTATCGGCCTCGGGTATGACGCTGTACGCCGTCCGGTGCTACCGTTGCGGCGCAGATGGCCCGAAGGTCTACTCGTACGGTGGAGACGACCAGAACCTTGCGAAGGAGACGGCTGCGGTCTTTTGGAACGGGAGGGCAAGCGATGAGGGCGACGACCGATTACGTGCTCAATAGGAAGGCCATCCAACACTATCTGATTGACCGCGATCTCACGCAAGGCGATTTTGCCAAGACGCTCGGCATCTCGACTTCGTATTTCAGCGAGCTGCTGAACGGTCGTAAGAGTATTTCGTTGAAAATCCTATTCTCCATTGCCGAAGAGACAGGCATAGACATACACGAGCTCGTGATAGAGGTGTACGAATGATTACCGATGATGAGCGCTGCAATGTAGCGGCGAATATACGAAGCGCAGCCAACAGGCGCAAAAACGACCTGCAAGACGATCCCGACTACTCTCCGTTCGCCGCGCTCTATGCCGTGTTCTGCGGAGTCCGCGGTTGGCCTCATTACGAGGACTTGCTGCATCTTGCCGACCTAATCGACCGCCCGACGTGCCTCGACCTTGTCGAGCACAAGCAGGATCCGTTCATCCCGGGCAAGCGGATGGTCGACGGCTACTTCCACTGCTCCGACTGCGGATGGGACGGACGGATCTGGGAGTATATCGGCTTTGGGGACATGCTGGCGTATGAGGCCGTCCATTGCCCGAAGTGCGGGGCGATAATCAAGCGCTGTGCGTGAGGCGGTCCCCGGCGCTTGGTATGGTAGCCGAAGCAAACCGAGCGCGAGGGGGTATGCGAATGGCGTGTAGGCCACCTGTAGGAGATGGGCCAAAAGGCCCATCTACAAAGTCAACACATCATCCTTTGGCGAGGGAGTGGGCGCTCCGGAAGGGGCGCTCCTCTTACGTCCTTTGGACGGACGAGATGATAAGGCGGATGCAGGCGCACCCGGAGCGGACGGCGGCGGAGATCGCGGCGGAGCTGAGGGTGACGCCGAGCGCCGTGAGGCACGCGCGGCAGCGGTACGGGCGCTTTTCGACCGGAACGGATGGGCTGTGCATCGTGTGCGACGCGCGGCCCGTGTTCGACACGTCGGCGCAGGCGAAGAAGTGGAGGCTGTGCAAGGGGTGCTATCTGGCGGAGCGGAAGAGGCGGCTCGAGGAAGAGGCGGAGAGCAACCGCATACGACAGGCCGCGCACAGACGGCAGAAGCTGGACGGAGACGTTTGAGAGGCTGGCCGAGGTAATCAGAATCAAGTCGACTAAGGTCGAGTAGCCGAAAGGCCCCGGTTTCCCGGGGCCTTTTCTTTAAACGTTACCCCCTTTTTACGCTCGTGGGCAAACGCACGCGCTTGTCCACGTGCGTAAAAAGGTGGGAACGTTCGCGTTTCCATATGGCTATCTACCAGCGGAAACGTGATTTTGTGGCGGGAAAAGGGCGTGAAAAACTGACCAAGGAGGGCATCGAGGATGCCGTCCGCCTGTGCCGTGCCGGAATGACCGACAGGGACATCGCCGCGTATCTCGGGGTCGCACGCGAGACATACAGCCGCTGGATCAACCACCCCAGAACCGACAATCAGCGTCAACTGTGTCACGTTCTAAAAAAGGCCGAGGTCGAGCGCAAGGCGACGCTCGTGGGCCGCATCATGGACGCGAGCGGCGACAGCTGGCAGGCGGCGGCGTGGCTTTTGGAGCGCAAGTACCCGCAGGAGTACGCCAAGGCGCAGCGCATCATGGACACCACCGACACGGCGGTGCTCAAGGCCGCCAAGGAGCTGGTTCTGTCCGTGCCGTCCTCAATCGGCGGGGACGAGTAGCCGATGCCGCTCACGAGGATGCAGCGCGAGTACCTCGCCAACTGCACACACCGCTACAACGTGAAGTGCGGGGCGACGGGCTCGGGCAAGAGCTACGTCGACATAGCCGTGACCATACCGCAGAGGCTTCTCGCCATGAGGGGCGAGGGGCTGGCGGTGATGATCGGGAACACCCGCTCGACACTCGAGCGCAACATCCTCGAGCCGATGCGCTCGCTCTACAGCGAAGACGTCGTCAGCCAGATCGGGCGGGACAACACGGCCCAGATATTCGGGCGCAAGGTCTACTGCCTCGGGGCGGACAAGAAGACAAGCGTATCCAAGATTCAGGGCGCCACGTTCGAGTGGGTCTACGGCGACGAGGTCGCCACGTGGAGCGAAGACGTGTTCCAGATGCTCAAGAGCCGCCTGCGCTGCGAGCACAGCCGCTTCGACGGCACCTGCAACCCCGACAGCCCCAACCACTGGTTCAAGCGGTTCCTCGACGGCGACAGCGACATCTACAGGCAGGACTACACGATCTGGGACGGTGCGCTGGCACCGGATGTCATCGAGGCCCTCATCAAGGACTACGGCAGCGGCGTGTACTACGACCGCTACATCTTGGGCAAGTGGACGCTGGCCGAGGGCCTGGTCTACCCCGAGTGGGAGGGTGCCCTAGAGAGCCGGTATATGGGCAGCGCCGCCAAGTACGCGGTGTCTTGCGACTACGGAACGCAGAACGCCTTCGCGGCGCTGCTGTGGGCGTTTGACGGCAAGGTGTGGCACGTGGTGGACGAGTACCGCTACTCGGGCCGCGACACGGGGCACCAGAAGACGGACGCCGACTACGTGGCCGACATGGCCGACTTCGTGCGCGGGCTGAGCAAGCCGCCCAAGTTCATCATCGACCCGAGCGCCACGAGCTTCATCGCCGCGATGCGGCAGGCCGGGTTCAAGACCAAAAATGGGCGCAACGACGTCGCGGACGGCATACGAGAGACGGATGTGTGCCTGGGCAACGGCACGGTGCGCATCTCCGACGCCTGCGCGGGGCTGATAGGCGAGCTCGGCGGCTACTGCTGGGACGCCAAGGCGGACGGCGACAAGCCCGTCAAGGTCGAGGACCACAGCTGCGATGCGCTCCGTTACGGCGTGGCAACACTGCGCATGTACAAGCCTGCGAAACGGCAGGTAAACCCATTTTTTGAAGGGAGGTAGCGGCTTTGTCTAAAGGTCCTTTGGTGACCGATGGCGACCTCAAGGCGGCGGCGTCGGCAACGGCATTCGCGGCAGATGCCATCGAGCGGCACATGTCGAGCGAGATGTACCGCAACGCCGTCATCGCGAACGAGTACTACCGCCAGCACAACGTCACGATCAACCGTTTCGTGCAGAAGATCTACTCGTGCTCCGGTGCCGAGGCCGAGGACTTCACGGCCTCGAAGCTGAGGCTGGCGAGTAACCTGTTCAAGCGCCTAAACGTCCAGCGCTGCACGTACTCGCTCGGTAAGGGCGTGAGCTTCGTGGACGTCTCGGCGGGCGGCAAGGACACGACCAAGGAGGGGCTTGGCGACCGCTTCGACGACGACGTCATGGAGATGGGGCTCAAGGCGCTCATCCACGGTGTGTCATTCCCGTTTTGGAACCTCGACCACATCGACGTGTTCACCGCCGACGAGTTCTGCCCGGTGTGGGACGAGTACTCGGGGGCGCTATACGCCGGCGTGAGGTTCTGGCGGCTCGACTCCGACCACCCGTGGCACGCGACCCTCTACGAGCAGGACGGCTACACGGAGATGGTGTCGGGCGGCAGCGGCTTCGACTTCGAGGTGACCGAGGCCAAGCGCGCCTACAAGGTCACGTATCGGGAGATACCGGCGGACGGGATGAAGCTGGCCGTCGATGCGGAGAACTACTCCCGCCTGCCCATCGTGGCGGTCTGGGGCAGCGACGCGCACCAGAGCACGCTCGTCGGCATGCGCGAGAGCATCGACGCCTACGACCTGATCAAGAGCGGCCTGGTGAACGACACGCGCGACTGCGCGCAGATCTACTGGCTCATCAACGGAGCCGGCGGCATGGACGACAGGGACCTCGACCTGTGGCGGGCGAAGCTCAAGCTGACGCACGTGGCCGAGGTCGACGCCGAGCAGGGGCAGTCCGTGACGCCGTACACGCAGGAGGTGCCCGTCGAGGGCCGCAAGGAGACGCTGGCGCAGATCAAGGCCGACATCTACGAGGACTTCGGCGCGCTGGACGTCCATACCATCGCGGCGGGTGCGACCAACGACCATATCGACGCGGCATACCAGCCGATGGACGAGGAGGCCGCCGAGTTTGAGCGCCACATCCGCGAGGGTATCATGGACATCCTTGCCCTCCAGGGCATCGAGGACACGCCCGTGTTCACGCACACTCGCATCAGCAACACCAAGGAGCAGGTCGAGACCGTGTGCCTGGAGGCCGAGTATCTGGACGACGAGACGATCCTGCGAAAGCTGCCGAACATCACGCCCGACGAGAGGGCGAAGATTTTGGAGCGCAAGCAGCGGGAGCAGGAGGAGCGCATGGCGGCGCTGCCGCCCGCCCTGGCGGCGAACGCGAAGGGCGCCCAGGAGGGCGACGAGGACGAGGAAGGTGATGAGTGATGGCGGCATTGCAGGTGCTTGACGGCGAGCTGTGGCAGTGGGACACCGGGCGCGAGGTCGAGGTTGTCGGCTGCGAGCAGGTGCATTTCGCCAAGTCGACCACAGGGACGTGCTACACGGTTGCGGTGGCTAACAGCAAGGCGAAGATTCCCGACGAGCTGCTCCAGACGGCTGGGCGCGTGTACGCATGGGCCTACATCACGGACGAGGCATACGGCGGGCGCACGCGCATCGAGGCGCTCTGGGACGTAAAGAGGCGAGCCAAGCCCGCCGAGTACATCTACGAGCCGAGCGACCAGCGCACCATCAAGGACGCGGAGACGGCGCGAGACGAGGCCAAGGCCGCGCAGAAGGCGGCGGAGACCGCACGCGACAAGGCTGTCGCCGCCGAGGTCAAGGGGGCACGCGCCACGACGCTCGCCTCGGGCTCGGAGGCAACGGCGGCGATGGAGGGCAACGTGCTGGTCGTCGGCGTGCCGAAGGGCGACGCGCTGAGATATAGCGACCTCACCGCCGAGCAGATCGCGGAGCTCAAGAAGCCCGCGACGGACGCGGCGGCTGGCGTGAACAAGGTCAACAACGAGTTCAAGCAGCTCAAGGCTTCTGTCGAAACGGCGGAGAAGGGCCGCGCCGACGCCGAGGCGGGGCGCAAGGAGAAAGAGACCGAGCGCGGGCAGAACGAGACGGAGCGCAAGGAGGCTGAGGCCGGACGCAAGACCGCCGAGCAGAAGCGCGAGCAGGATTCGACCAAGGCCCTCGCCGACGCACAGGCGGCGCTCAAGGACGCCAAGACGGCAGCCCTGAACTACCAGTCGATTATCGACTCGGCGGCTGCCGTGACGGCGCTGGGACTCAAGAAGGTAAACGGCAAGATTTGCCAGATGCGAAAGGTAGGTGCCTAAATGGCCGATACGCAGGCAACCGAGCAGGCAACCGAGGGGTTCGAGTACGCGGACCCGCTGGCATCGGACAAGGCGGTGTGGGCGCTTGTCGGCGCGGTAAAGAATCTGGGCGACCAGAAGTCGCTCGAGCGCGACGCCTCGACGGGCCGCTACTCCAACGAGAGCGTCGCCGCGATGGTGGACAAGCACAAGACGGGGCTGGTGTACACGTTCCTCATCCCGGCGGGCAGCCCCACCGACATCCAGCCGATGAGCGCCGCCGCGAAGCGCATGGCCTCCACCGAGTTCGTGCCCGCGACGGCGACGAGCGCGGCTGTCGACCCGTTCGACACCGAGGGCGGCCCATGGTTCCACGTGTCCGCCAACGCCGGTGCCGACGCCGACGGCGTGCCGTGGGTCGAGGCCATCGACGGCGTCGACTATGGCTTCTCGCGCGTGGACAACGGACACGGCAACAACGTCTACGAGATCGCGCCGGTCGTGTGGCAGGCGGTCGAGGTACTGACGAACGGCAACCTGCTCGTCTCGTGGTCCGACAGCCGATTCAGCGGCTCGCAGCCGAACCCCAAGGCGTTGCTGCCGGACGGCACACTGCGACCGTACATGCTGACGCCGACATACCCCATGAGTATCGACGCCGACGGGCGCCCGCGCTCCGTCTCGGGCGCGAAGGTCGCCAACCGCACGACGTCGCACGACTCGCTCGTAGACCTTTGCAAGACCGCGACCACGGGCTACTCGGGCATGAGCGTCTACGACCAGTGGTATATCAACTTCCACCAGTTGACCAAGACGCTCTGCAAGTCCTCCCAGGTGGACTTCCCGGGCTGCACGGACTTCAACATCCAGATCCACCCCGCGCTTGCCGAGACGGGCGTCACGCGTGTGGTCGTCACCGCCGAGCAGGCGGCGAAGATTCCCGTGGGTGCGTCGATGATGTACGGCACCGACACGGGCACCACGTGCCCAGACCGAGGCGCCGCGGCGGCGTACGACGTGTTCGACGGCGCGGTCGTCGGCGGCAAGGAGACGCTCGCAGACGGCAACGTGGCGCTTCTCATGGACGTCGCCAAGGCGTTCGACACGACCGTGAACACATGGCTCCAGAGTGCGCCGTGGTGCACGGGCAACACCGATGCCCTCGTTGGCGACGGCCAGGTGGCGAAGGACGGCAAGCATCCGTTCAAGGTCGGCGGCGTCGAGACGGGGCTGGGCCTGTGGGAGTTCATGGGCGATACGCTCTTCGTCTCCGACGGCACGGGCTTCGGCATCGCGGTCAACCCCGACACTCGCAATGAGAAGAAGAACGCCGTGGCGGACGGGGTGACCCCGACGGCGGCGTGCATGCCGACGGCAGATGGCTACATGCTCGACATCCAGTTCGTCAACGGCCTTATCTTGGGCAAGGGGCTCGGCGGCTCGGCGACGACCGGTGTCGGCGACTACTTCTACTTCGACACCTCCGGAGGTAAGGTCAAGGGCACAATCCGTCTGGTTCTGTTCCTCGGCTACCTGTGGGACGGCTCGAGTGCCGGTCTTCGTTGCGCGCACTCGTGGATCGGGTCCGGGCGGGCCCCTTGGGACTTCGTCTCCCGGCTTTCTGCTACGGGCCGTAGCCGGGGGTGAATCAGGGCGTAGCCCTGAGAGGGGGCTGGCCCCCTCCTAACCCCAAACAGGGATTCACGGTGAGGGCGGCGCTGGTTTCTGGTTCAGTTCCTCGGCAACCTGAGGAACGGCTCGAATGCCGGTCTTCGTTACGCGAACTCGAGGAACAGGTCCGGTAGGGCCACTTGGAACTTCGTCTCCCGGCAATCTGTCTATAAATCTCTACTCGCACCGTGTCTACCGCGCCCGCCGCTTTCTGGCGGGACGCGGCTCAGCCTGACTCCTTTGAGTGAAATTTGTCCGCAAGGCTCACGGGCTGGTAGCCGCAAGGCGAACGCTCGTATGACAGACAGAAAGAGCTTTGATCTATGAAAACCTACTGCAAGGGCCTCGAGTTCACGCGCAAGAGCGTCGTCGAGGCCCTGCACCGATGGAAGAAAAGCGACTCCGGCAAGGAGAACGGCTGGCGCGTCGCCGACGAATACGGCACCGAGACGGCGTTCGTCGACCGCATCTGGCTAGAGCTCTCGACCGAGACGCTTACGTTCGAGCCGATTCGAACCTATCTGAAACACGACCCGAACAACGGCAAACTGCGCGAGATAAGCGTCGAGAGCATCAAGCGGCAAGTGTGCAACTACCTGTGCGTAGAGGCACTTGAGCCGCTCCTTGCCGCCAAGGTCGGCTTCTGGCAGGTGTCGAGCGGCGTCAAGGGCAAGGGCGCGGCGCTGGGGATGCGCAAGCTCAGGCGCGCGGTTCACCGCTTCGCCTACCACGTACACGTCGACATCCGCAACTGCTACGGCTCGATGCAAACGGCGATAGTGGAGGGTCTGGTGGCGCGCTACGTCAAGAACAGCCAAGTCCTCTACCTGCTCCATTCGCTGCTGTCGACGATGAACGGCGTCCTTATCCTCGGCAGCTACCTGTCGCTTCGGTTGGCGGCGTTCGTGATCTCGTTCGCGTACCACGCGGTCGAGGAGGCGGTGAAGGAGCGGCGCGGCAAGCGCGTGAGGCTCGCGGGATGCCAGGTGTGGTATGCCGACGACGGCTATTTTCTCGGCAACTCAAAGCGCTCGCTCAGGAAGGCCGCGGCCATCGCCGCGCGCGTTTTGGGGCAGCTAGGATTGTCGCTGAAACCGTGGAAGGTGAGGCGCAACGGCGCCGAGCCCATCGACTTCGCGGGCTATCGCATCTGGTGCGCCCGCGGGCGCCGGGTCGATCTGCGAAAGAGACTCTGGAAACGACTGCGACGCGCGTTCGCGCGCTACGGGCGCAGGCGCACCGAGCGCTTGGCGAGGCGCGTGTGCTCTTACTGGGGCTGGCTGAAAACGGCCGTCATGGAGCACCAGATGAACGTCAAGCGGTGCATATTCAACGCGGCGAGGGCCGTGGGTTAGGAGGAAAAATATGGTTGTGAAGTCGGAGCGAACGGGCGAGAGGCCCGAGACGGTCGAGATCGCGGGGACCGATGTCTGGCTGCGCCGCGGCATCGCCGAGGGCGAGCGCGAGGAGCAGGGAGGCGAGGGCGGTTCCGTCAAGGTGAAGGTGTTCACCTACGAGGAGCTGCACTTCACCGACCCGACGGGCGAGCTGACGGTCGATGGCGCAAAGGCCGACTTTGACACCGTCTGGGCGGCACACGAGGCGGACGGCATGAGCATGGAGGAGCAGATCGCATCGCTCCAGCAGCAGGTCGCCGACTCGCAAGCGGCCCTTCTCGAACTCGGCGACATCGTTGGGGGTGAGTAACTTGGCGAAGATCTACTACCGCGCCGTGAAGAGCGGCAAGCGCACGCTCGAGAGCGTTCCCGAGCGCTGGCGCGACGAGGTACGCCAGATGCTAGAGGCAGACGGCGAGTAGGGAAGGGCCCCGGCTTCGGTCGGGGCCCTTTTCCGTTATGCGCGGGCGACCATGCGTGCCGACGATTGGAGGCGGCGCATGGCGAAGGATAGCGCTCACGAGTTCTCAGACGCCGAGATTCGGGCGTTCGAGCGCGAGGTGGCGGGAGTGTACGGCGAGGCGAGCAAGACGGCCTACGCCAACCTCAAGCGCTATCTGGCGCAGTTCGAGGCCGACGACGAGAAGATGCGCGAGCGTCTCGAGGCCGGCGAAATCACCAAGGCTCAATACAGGTCTTGGCGAAGCGGGAAGATAGCGGCGGGCAGGCGCTACCGAATCGTCCTCAAGCAGTGCGCCGAGGCCATGACGCATGCGAACGTCGTCGCTGCCGCCGCCATCGAAGGCAGGCTGCCCGAGGTCTACGCCGAGAACTACAACTACGGCACGTGGCAGGTCGAGAGCGCCGTGGGCGTTGACACGGCCTACGCGCTGCAGGACGCGTCGACCGTGCAGAGGCTGCTCACCGACCACGACAGCTACCTGCCCAAGCCGTCCGTCAACGTCGCCAAGGACGTGGCGTGGAACCGCCGGCTCATAGCCAACCAGATCACGCAGGGCGTGCTGCTCGGCGAGTCGATACCCAAGATCGCGAAGCGCATCCAGGACGTGGCGGGGTCCAACCGCGCGGCGGCGGTGCGCTTGGCGCGGACCTCGACGACGGCGGCGGAGAACGCCGGGCGCGTCGACAGCTACAAGAGGGCCAAGGGGCTCGGCATCAATGTGCAGCAGGAATGGGTGGCGACGCTCGACCTGCGCACGCGCTCGAGCCACAGGAAGATTGACCGCGAGAAGGTCGAGGTCGGCGAGAAGTTCAGCAACGGGTGCCGCTATCCCGGCGACCCGGAGGCGCCGTATGCCGAGACGTGCAACTGCCGCTGCACGCTGGTGGCGTGCTGTGACGGACTCGACGTGCTCGACGGCGAGCGTTTCAGCCGCCTGCCCGAGGGCATGACCTACGAGGAATGGAAGGCGGGCAAGCCCGCCGTCAACGGCACCAAGCCCGCGAACCGCACCATCTCAGAGTTCATGGACATGCCCGGTACGGCCCGCAAGCTCGATGCCGCTGGGGTGTCCGCGACCGAGGCGAGGAAGAGGCTCACCGAGCAGCTGAGGGAGTATGGCATACCGTCCGGCTCGTTCCGCAAGATGAGCGCCGGCGACCAGCAGAAGGTGTTGGACGCGGCGCTGGCCCGAATTCGGCGCATCGCGGGCAAGCCCGATATGTCTGCTTCCGTCTACTCGTGCCTTAATAGGGATCAAAGGGATGCGGTGAAAGGCATTCTCAAGCGTTCGGACAAGGCTGCCCGTAGCGTTTACCTGAAGCATGAGCGGGATTTCGTTTTGCTGAACGGCGGATGGGGCGGAACCGCCCACTACAGCCCAACGGATGGTGGCGTGAGGCTCAACCTTGAAATAGTGTTTTCGAAAGATGGATTGAGACCCCAAGGAACGACCTGGTTCCACGAGTTCGGGCATATGATCGACGGCCTGCACGCGGACATCTCGAGGACGTACGGCGGCGGCGTGTTCGCCAAGACCATAAAGAGCGAGGTCGAAGCCTACATTGACGCAAGGCACAAGGAGATGCGCGATGGGCTCAAACGGGCAGTCAGGTCAAAGGACATCGGATGGCTCGAGTCGAATGGCTACCTCATGGAATGGCATGCTGACTACCTAAGGAGGCATCCTGACAAGGTGGCCGAGGCGCTCTCGGGCCTCAAGCACACGAAGGCTGCCACATATAGTTCCGTCGCCTCCGAGATAGGGGAGATGAGCAATGCCGAAAAGGCCGACCTTTCCGACCTTTTCGGCGGGGCAACGCTGAACAAGTGTAACGATGGATGGGGCCACAGCAAGAGTTATTGGCGGCCAAAGGGAGCGTCCGAGGACTACCAGCTGGCAAGGCTTGCGCAAGAGGGCTTCGCTGAGTTCTTCAGCGCAAGCACCGCGAACCCGGAATCTCTCGCTGTCCTGCGCAAATACCTACCGGAATCGAGTAAAATATTTGACGAGATGATGAAGGAGGGGCTGTGATGGTTGCCGAATTGCATACATGGGAGCAGGTCGACAAGCTCGCGGCCAACTTCGAGGAGCGTTTCGGCTATGAGCCGATATGGTACGGCAATGTCGATGAGGTCTATGCAGCCCTCAAGGAGTCGCTCGACTCTGGCGTTCCAAAACTCGAGAGGCAGGACCCCGAAATCTGTCTCTAGCGTATAACGGCGTATCATCAAGATCGACGAGTGCCTGACGACAAGAGGTTGACATGCTCACATTGGAAGAGGCCATAAAGCCGATTCTGGAAGAGGAGGCCGTAGACGGATACGGCCCGGTGTGCGCATACGAGGGCAAATACCATTGGTTCGTCGGGTTCGGTTTCGATGGAAAGATGGCCCCGGGCGACACTCCATATGCCATCGACAAGGAAACGGGGAGGATTGACTTCTTCCCGATTCCATTTTTCCTCAGAGGCGAGAGTCCATCTGCTATCGAGCTTGAGATGGACAAGGCCAACGAGATAAAAGTCAAATAGTCCACAGCCGGCCCCGCCACGGCGGGGCTTTTTTCATGCCGCGTGACCGTGCCGCGACACTGCCCGCAGAGAGATTGGGGCAGGCATGAAAGAGCTATTCACTTGTGCGAACTGCGGCGACTGTGCCGTAAAGCTGGGCTTCGGCTTCACGTTCCCGGATACCTGCATCTGCACGCAGCGCGGCGACGAGGTTGAGCCCGACGACGGCTGCACACTCGGGTGCGAGGGCGTTCCGATGCAAGCCATCGAGGCGATCGAGGCGGACGTCGACGGGCGCGTTGGCTACGGCTGCGAGGTGCTCGACTGATGGCTTACGGGCTCGTCGGCGGCGTCGGCGACCACGGCCGGCACGGCACCCTCATCACCGAGGAGATCGTAAACGCCGCGAAGCTGGATACCGCCGAGTGCATCGAGATACGGCAGAACAACATCGAGCAGGTCGAGAAGGCCCTCCTGCGCGCCTATAAAACGGGTCTAGAGGAGATAGGCCTCGTCGCGGAGGGCTACGCCAAGGCGACGTGCCCGGTCGACACGGGCAGGTTGCGCAACTCCGTCACGCACCTACTCAAAGGCTACGACTGCTTCATCGGCACCAACGTCGAGTACGTACCGTACGTCGAGGAGGGGACCTCCCGTATGAAGGGCAAGCACTTCCTGCGCAAGGCGGCGACGGGCCACGGGGACACGTACCGGGCGATTCTCGAGAAGCACCTGAGGGGCGGCGCATAGGGCCGCGTTACTCCGTTTGGATACTCACCCTTGCCGCGAGGTATTGCGGCGCGGGCCCCGCCGAGGCAATAGGTGGGAACCCGCCCATTCCGAAGCAAGGGAGATTCTGTTGGCACTTACGCAAAAGATGCTCAAGGCAATGGGCATCGAGGACGAGAAGATCGACCAGATCATCGACGAGCATGCCGAGAGCGTGAACGCGCTCAAGGCGCAGCGCGACGAGTTCAAGGAGGCCGCGGACAAGGCGGACGGCTACAAAAAGGAGCTGGACGCACTCAAGGCCAAGGGCGAGGGCGCGGACGAGTACGAGGAAAAGTACAAGGCCAAGTGCAAGGAACTCGACGATTACAAGGCCGAGGTCGCTGGGGAAAAGGCGGCAGCAGAGAAGCGCAGCCTGTACCGAGAGCTGCTCAAGTCTGCGGGCGTCGACCCCAAGCGCATCGACACCGTTCTCAAGGTCTCCGACCTCGAGGGCGTGACCGTCAAGGACGGCGCTATCGAGGACGCGGACAAGCTGACCGAGGGCATCAAGGCCGACTGGGCCGACTTCATCGCAACCACGACCGTCAAGGGTGCCGACGTGGCCCACGCCCCCAAGGGCGAGGGCGGCAAGGACATCAACGAAATGAGCACCGCCGAGTATATGAAGTACAAGGCGGAGCAGAGAGGCTAAGGGGTATCTATGTCGAACACCATCCTTACACCCAACATCATCGCCAACGAGGCGCTGGACGTTCTGCGCACCAACGCCGTCATGGCCAACCTTGTCCACCGCGACTACTCCTCCGAGTTCGTCGCAGGCGTGGGCGACACCATCACCGTCCGCAAGCCCGCCACCTTCGAGGCCAAGGAGTTCACCACCGAGGTCGAGGTGCAGGACGCCACGGAGGGCAAGGTCCCCGTCAAGATGGACAAGCTGCTCGACGTGACGTTCGCCGTCACGTCCAAGGAGCTGACGATGGGCATCGTCGACTTCTCCGCACAGTTCCTCGTCCCGGCGATGCAGGCCTTCGCCGACAAGATCGACGGCTACCTGCTCAAGCTCGAGAAGGACGTCACGAACCGCGTCGACCACACCAAGGGCGCCATCGCCGTGGCGGACATCATCGCCGCCCGCAAGTTCCTCGTGGACGCCAAGGCACCCTCCACGGAGCGCCGCTTCGTCTACGGCTCCCAGGCCGAGGCCGACCTGCTCAACACCGAGGCGTTCACCAATGCGTCCGCCGTCGGCGACAACGGCACCGCCCTCAAGGAGGCATCGCTTGGCCGCAAGTACGGCCTCGACTTCTACTGCGACCAGAACGTGCAGAAGACCACGGCCGAGACGGCCAACTACACGCCGTCCATCGCGTTCCACAAGAACGCCTTCGCGCTTGTGACCCGTCAGCTCGAGATGCCGCTTGGCGCTCCCAAGGCGTTCTCCACCTCCTACGACGGCTTCGGCTTGCGCGTCGTTCAGGGCTACGACCAGAAGACCAAGACCGACACCGTCTCCATCGACATGCTCTGCGGCGTCAAGACCCTCAGCCCCGAGCTCGCCGCCGTCATCACCGATAAGCGATAGGCGCAGAGATGCTCGAGCAGGTGCTTCTGTCGCTGCGCAACTGGTTCGTCGCCGACAAGCGCACGGGGCGCGTCCGCATCGAGGACGGCCGCCTCGTGCCGCCCGCGGCCCTCGACCTCAAGGAGGGCCAGTACATCCGCATCACGGGCTCGACGTTCAACGACGGGTTGCACTCATGGCCCTACAACGGCCTCACGGACGAGGAGTTCGTCGGCACCGTCTGGGCGCTCGCCATCCCGCAGGCCGTGGTCGACCTCGCCGACGAGATCGCGGCGTGGCAGACCGAGCACGCCAAGGAGCTGGACAGCCCGTATGCGAGCGAGAGCTTCGGCGGCTACAGCTACACGCGCGTCGGCGGCGACGGCTCGCCCATCACGTGGCGACAACAGTTCAAGGCGCGTCTCGACCCTTGGAGAAAGCTGTGAGCCGCCTGTTCGAACGCATGGGAGCGGCGTGCGCGAGGCTCGTCTCAAAGACCGAGCCTGACGGCGAGGGCGGATTCAAGACCGTCCTCGCCGTAGGCGACGGCTTCACGGCGGCGATCGTGCGCGACAGCTCCACGGCCTCGCGCATCGCGGAGCACGACGGCGTGAGGAACGTCTACACCGTGACCACCGGCGAGCCGCTACGGTACGGCGACCTCTTCCAGCGTGCGTTCGACGGGCAGGTATTCCGCTGCACGTCGAACACGGACGACGGGGCCGCGCCGCGCTGCGCGTCGTTCGGCTTCGGCCAGTGCAGCGCGGAGGAGTGGGAGGTGCCGGATGGCGACTAAGGCGGCGGCGCTGCAGGCGTGGCTCGAGGGATTCGGGCTGCCCGTGTACCGCGACTCGGCTGTGCCGGACGAGGCGAAGATGCCCTACATCACCTACGACCTGCCGACCGCGGCGTTCGGCACGCAGTGCAACTCCGAGGTGAACCTCTGGTACCGGACCTCGTCCGAGGTCGCGCCAAACGCCAAGGCCGAGGAGGTCGCCCGTACGCTCGGGCTCTCCGGCGTGCTGTTGCCGTGCGACGGCGGCGGCATGTGGGTGATGCAGGGCGAGCCGTTCTGCAATGCCATGGCCGACGAGGACAACGCCGTGAAGCGCCGAATCATCAACCTGACCATTGAGTACATGACCAGCTACTAGGAGGTCATATGTCTAAGTTCACGCGCATCCCCGAGAACACGTTCAAGGAGATCGTCATCAACGCGGGCCTGCTCGCCACGAATTTCAACCCCAAGACCGCCGAGGTCGCGGAGTCCGAGCTGATGGGCGCGACGAGCGGCGGAACCAGCTTCGCCGCCACGCCCAGCTTCATCGACTACGGCGAGGACATCGACAACTGCCCCGCCAACACGATGGAGCTGAAGCGCATCGACAGCATCGAGGCCAAGCTGAGCGGCACCTTCGTGACGCTGAACACCGCGCTCGGCAAGAAACTCGCGGCAGCAGCCGACGAGACCGAGGGGAAGATCGTCCCGCGCTCCGCGCTCTCGGAGGCCGACTTCGCCGACATCTGGCTCATCGGCGATTACTCGGGCGAGAACGGCAACGGCTATATCGCCATCCGCCTCATCAACGCGCTCAACACGGGCGGTCTGCAAATCACGACGCAGAACAAGGCCAAGGGCCAGTTCGCGTTCGAGTTCACGGGCCACTACTCAATCAAGAACCCCGAGATCGTGCCCTACGAGCTGTATATCAAGCAGGAGATTGGAGCCTAACCATGAAGCTGGAGAACCTTACCGCCGACGAGTTCCAGAACGCCATGTGCCTGTTGGCGGACGTGGCGGAGGACGTCATGAACGGCGAGCTCGGCGCAAAGGCCAAGGCGGCCTACGCCAAGTTCCGCGCTGATTCCGCCAAGGCCAAGGCCAAGGCGACCGCCAAGGCGAAGGGCGACCCCGAGGCCGCGAAGGTAGCCGCCGCCTCCGAGGTCAACGGTCTCGCCGTGGACATGGTGGCGGGGCTTCTACCCGACGTGCTGCGCCAGGGCGGCGAGATCAGCTACAAGCTGCTCGCCGCGCTCGACGGCCAGACGCTCGAGGAGTACAAGGCCGACTTCACCGTCAAGAAGTGGGTGAACGACATCAAGGATGCCATCGACGGCATCGACGGCATCAAGGACATCCTGGCTCCTTTTTTTGGATAGCCGCCGAGGACCCATCTCACATATGGCTCTGTCTGGGCGAGTACGTCGGGCCACGGCGTGCTCGCCCTTTCTGTAGGTACATGGTCGCGCGGTGGCGCGAGCGGGACGAGCGGGAGGCGTTCCGCGTGTACCTGAGCGAGTCGGTGCGCCTCATGGCGCAGGGGAAGTGGATCAAGGAACCCTTCCTGAGCATCGTCAACGGCGATGCGGGCGATGGGTCCGAGGCGGAGGACACGCGCAGCGGCGACGAGATCGCCGCAGACATCATCGAGCGGATGGGATTGAAGGTGGTCTAGGTGAACCTTCTCGACCTGATGATTAAGGTCGGCCTCAAGGACGAGGCCAGTGGTAAGGCCGAGGGCGTGGCCTCGAAGGTCGTGGGCACGCTGGGAAGTGCAGGCACGGCAGCGGCCAAGGCTATCGGCGTTGGCGTCGCCGCCGTCGGCGCAGGCGTCGCCG